ATGAACTAGACATTCATAAAATATGGGGGCCAACCGATTGATTATAGATTACGTCCAAAACAAACGAAGAGAGGTGGTGATGTTTGGATGGAGAAGTAAAAGCAACAAATGCAGAACTTGCCTATCAGGATTACCTAAAAGGCATGAAGTACAAAGAAATAGCCGAGAAATATGGCGTGACCATAAATACAGTAAAATCCTGGAAGACCAGATACAAATGGTCAAAGGATAGTAAAAAAAGTGTGCACACAAAAACAGGAAAGGTGTGCACACAAAAAAACAATAAAAACAATGTAAAAAAAGAAGCCATTGCAGAAGCGGTTGATCAGGTGATAGAAAATGCTGAATTAACCGATAAGCAAAGGCTTTTTTGTGTTTTGTATGTCAAGTGTTTTAATGCTACAAAGGCGTATCAGAAAGCATATGAAGTAGATTACAATACTGCAGCATCTATAGGGTATAGATTGTTGGAGAATGATGGAGTAAAAAAAGAAATACAAAGATTAAAGAAAAACCGCCTAAACCGGGAAATGCTAGACGAATCCGATATCTTTCAGAAGTACATGGATATAGCCTTTTCAGATGTGACAGATTTTGTAGAATTTGGCCAGGAGGATGTACCAGTGATGGCAGTTTATGGACCGGTACAGGTAAAAGATGAGGAAACAGGAGAAAAGAAAACCCTCACGAAAAGAGTGAATGTTGTTCGTTTTAAAGATTCCTCAGAAGTAGATGGAACCCTAATTGCAGAAGTAAAACAGGGAAAAGATGGTGCAAGCATTAAACTGCCGGACAGAATGAAAGCTCTGGAATGGCTTGCAGAGCATATGGATATGGCAACAAAAGAACAGCAAATCAGAATAAGACGTGCAGAATTTGCCATGAATCAGGAACTTGGAAATCATGATGAGGATAACGAAAACATTGCTTCCTTCCTGAAAGCTATGAGCCCAGATCAAGAAGATATAAATAAATTGTTCCAGAAAGAGGAAGAGGATGCCGAAGAAAAAGAAGAGACCAGCGAGATTTGATTTTAAGCCTTTCTCAGACCAGCAAAGGCGGCTGATACACTGGTGGCGTCCAATGGCATTATCCAGCCAAAATGATATTGTTATCGCAGATGGGGCAATTCGTTCAGGAAAAACCATTGCCATGATTATTGGTTTTCTTACATGGTCCCAGGAAATGTTTTCTGGACAATCTTTCATCTTAGCTGGAAAAACTATGGGAGCCTTAAAAAAGAATGTGGTTCGCCCTATGTTGCAGATGTTAGAAGCATGGGGATGGCCTTATGAATATGTCCGTTCTGGCACAGATGCAAGGATTGAGATAGGGACAAACACCTATTACCTGTATGGGGCAAGTACAGAAGCCAGCCAGGATGCCTTGCAGGGACTTACAGCAGCAGGAGCTTACGCAGATGAGGCGGCATTGTTCCCACAGAATTTCATAGACCAGATGATGGGGCGCTGCTCTGTAGAAGGTTCCAAAGTATGGATGAACTGCAACCCAGAGAATCCACACAACTATATCAATGAAGAGTTCATCAGAAAGGCAAAGGAAAAAAGAGTTTACCATCTGCATTTCATGATGGAGGATAACCTTACATTGTCTCAGAAGAAAATCGAAGAGTATAAGCGGAAGTGGCCACACAGCAGTGTGTTCTACAAACGCTTTATTTTAGGCTTGTGGGTGGCAGCAGAAGGTTTGATTTATCAGCAGTTTGCAGATAATGTGAAAGATTATCTGATAACCAGTGAATGGCTTGAGGATAATCCGATTTTATATGCAGTTATCGGGGTCGATTTCGGAGGAACGAAGTCGGCTCATTCTTTTACTCTGACAGGATTCACAAGAGGCTATAAACAGGTGATTGTCCTGGATGAGTATTATTGTAAAAAACGTATTAATCCAAAACAGCTTCAGGATGATTTCATAGATTTTGTTAAGCGTGCTAAGAGTAAATTTAAAGTTTATGAGGCTTACTGTGATAGTGCAGAGCAGACTTTGATTGCTGGGCTGGAGATAGCCTGCATGGAAGCTCATGTGGCAATTGATATTAAGAATGCAATCAAAGGTCCCATCAATGACAGGATAGCCTTTTACAACAGCCTGATTGCCCAGCATCGCTGGAAGGTTATGAAACACTGTAAAAATATCAGAGAGGCCTTTGAAAACGCAGTATATGACGATACAAAGAAAAACGAAGATGTCCGGCTGGATGATGGGTTAATGAACGTGGATTCCCTGGACTCCACAGAATACAGCACAGAAAGCGTCCAGGAGGATATTTTGTATGTAACAGCATAGGAGGAGCACATGGACAGAAAAGGACCCATTATACGCCAGTATCTGGCGGAAAATCATTTTAGAACCATTTCAGATAATACTTATGAACATATAGAGGAATGGCTGGAATGGTATCAAAACGAAGTAGCAAAGTTTCACCATTACAACATATGGAATGGAATTGTGACAACAAAACATGAGCGTTACCGCCTTGGAATGGCAAAAACCATATGCGAAGACTGGGCAAATCTCCTGTTAAATGAAAAAGTAGCAATCAAGGCAGGAAGCTACAGCAACCGGCTGAATGATATCCTTCTGTACAATAAGTTTCGGGTCAATGGAAACAAACTGGTAGAGAGGGCGTTTGCTCTTGGTACAGGTGCTTTTGTGGAATACAAAGGAGCAGACGGGGAAGTTCTCATTGACTATGTGGATGCAGACATGATTTATCCGCTGTCCTGGGATAATGGGGAGATTACCGAGTGTGCTTTTGGTTCTGTTAGGGTAGTAGATGGGAAAGAGACGGTGTATTTGCAAATGCACTTACTGGGAGAACCAGAAATAGGAGAACAGCCGGATATCTATTATCTGTACAACAAATACCTGGATGCAGAATCAGGGAAGGAACTGGAACCGCCAGAAACGATTGTGCCGGTAGTAAACACAGGAAGCAGGGAACCACTCTTCCAGATTCTGACACCGAACATCTGCAACAATGTGGACATGGACAGTCCTCTTGGTATTTCTGTATTTGCAAATGCCATAAGCCAGCTAAAAGGATGCGATATTGTATATGACAGCTATATAAATGAGTTTATCCTTGGCCGGAAACGTGTATTAATTCCCATATCTGCCGCTAAAATGGAGATGGAGAAGGAAGGGTTGAAACCTCCTGCCTTTGACCCAAAAGAGACAGTGTATTTCATGATGCCAGGAGACCGACAGGAGGATATGAAACTGACGGAAATCGACATGAATATACGGGCAAATGAGCACGAACTTGGAATACAGCGTTCCCTTGATATCCTGAGTTTAAAAGTTGGTATGGGAGCTGGAAGATATAAATTTGAAAGCGGCGGCGTAAAAACAGCTACCGAGGTCATATCGGATAAGTCGGATTTGTACCAGAACAGACAGAAACACTGCCTTATGGTAGAGGATGCCATTTTAAATATGGTTCGTGCAGTTTCTTTTCTGGACACAGGGGCAGCAGCAGAAGCTACCATAGATTTTGATGATTCCATCATAGAGGACAGTAACGCTACCATAGACAAGAATATCAAGCTGGTAAACGCAGGGCTTCGTTCCAAGGTCACAGCCATTATGGAAATTAATAAGTGCGAACCGGAAGAGGCGGAAGAGGAGTTACAGAGGATTGCAGAGGATAATCAGATTGATACAGACAATGTCAACTGGACAGATATGGAGGGTGAGGATGAACCGGAACAGGAACCTGATAAAAAGGATAAGGAGACCAAAGAAGAGGAGAAAGACAGGGAAAGTAAGAAGCCTGGTAAGAAATCTTCTAAGGAAAATAAAGAGTAGGTGGTTTTAAATGGGATTGCTGGAAAATCAGGAAGAGGCTGACAGAGTTTCAACGCTATATCGAAATTTAGAAGATAGGCTCATGGCAAATATTATACGTCATTGCAGAACCTATAAGCAGCCGATTGATTCTGATAACTGGCTGCTTCAAAGGATGGCTGAGATTGGAAAATTAAACAGGGAACATATAAAAATAATTGCCCAAAGCACGGGGATTTCCATGACAGCCATGGAACGCCTTTTAAAAGAAGCGGCTGATAATGCAATTTCAAAAGTAGAGCCAGGATTGCAGGAGCTGCTCAGGCAGGGGCTGGTGGAAGAAGCTGTGGAAGTAGACAAGAGCAAAGGTATAAAAAGAGTTATGAAAGCCTTCCATGACCAGGCAAAAGACACTTTAAATATGTGCAATACCACAATGCTATACAAAGCCAGAGATGCATATAAGAGATTGGTGCAAGATATCGCTGGAAGGGCGAAAGAGGTGGAAAACAAACCTTCTTTCTTGGCAACCATGAATAAACATGCTACCTCTGCTGTATTTGGAGCAGAATCTAGGCAGCAGGTGGTAAAAAACTGCATACAGGATTTTAACAGAAAGGGAATTCCAGCTTTTGTAGATAAAAAAGGCAGGGAATGGACACCAGAAGCGTATGTGAATATGGCAATGAGGAACACGGTAAAAAGTGTTGCGGAACAGGTTCAGGATGAACGCTTTAAGGACTATGGGCAGGATTTAATAGAAATTGACAGCCATCCAGGTTCCAGACCCAAATGTGCAAAAGACCAGGGAAAGATTTACAGTCTTTCCAATAAGCGTGGGAAAACAACAGATGCCCGTGGAAGAGAGATTGAGTATATTCCATGGAAAGATAGTAGCTATGGAGAACCAGATGGAATCCTTGGCATTAATTGCAGCCATCATAAATGGCTGTTCTTTCCTGGGAAAAGTATTAGAAGATACTTCCCTACAGAGGACATGGAAGAAAACAACCGTCTCTACAAACAGACACAAGTACAAAGAGCCTATGAACGTGCGGTAAGGCGGCAGAAACGGTTATGCATGGAGCTGGACAGTATAGGAGATGAAGAAGGTTTCAAAGAAGCATCTGTAAAATTAAAGCAGAAAGAAGCCAAACTAAAAGAATATGTAGACAAGCATGAATTTCTACATAGAAGAAAAGACCGAGAGCAGGTTATAGGATTTGACCGAAGCAACAGTGCCAAAGCAGTAGCTGCAAAGAAAGCCTATACAAAAGCAATGGAAACTGATACAATACCAGTAAAGGATATTAAGATTCCAAAGAGTGTTGGAGCAAAATTCAAAAATTATAAGGTTGTGGATAAAACAACAGGGGTAGAATATGAATTTGCTCCGGGAACCAGAATACAAAACGGAGAAGTTTTTGCTGGAAAGGGTACCAGGCATCCGCTTCACGAAGGAGTTGCAGAAGGTTTATCGAAGGAATTTGGCGGAACACCATCAAAATGGCAGCATGCAAAAGGTTTTGGGGTATTGCAGGATGAAGAAACAGGAGAGGAATTACAGGCAGAAGTACACTGGTTCCAGGAAGAAACCGTTGGGAAGGTTAAGTTTAAGGTGAAGAGGTGGCTGGATGATGAAGGTTAAATTTATTGGAAAGACCGAGTTTTTGGTTTTAACAAATGGGAAAATATATGATGTGTTGTCTGTAGAGAAAGGTTTTTACAGAATTGTAGATGATTCAGGAGAGGATTATTTATATCCTCCAAAATATTTTGAAGTTGTAGAAGAATAACCACCAGTCATAATTGGCCGGTGGTATTTTTGTACCCATTTTTAGGAGGGAGTGATACAAGATTGATTGTAGTAAACATTACACCTACAGGCCTTACCATAGATGGCCATGCAGGATATGCAAAAACAGGAAATGATATCATTTGTGCAGCAGTTTCAGCCTTGGCACAAAACCTGGTAAGTTCCATAGAGGCACTTACCAGGGATAAAATTCTTTGCCAGGTAAAAGACGGGCACATGGATATAAAATGGGAGAATCTTTCAGAACAGGGAAAGCTGCTGGTGGATTCTTTTTTTCTTGGCATTTGCGGAATCTCCAACACATACGGGGAGAACTACGTAAAAGCTACGTCCAGAATGTGCGTATGACGTAAAACTATGCATGAGAAAGTCGGCGGACATAAAACGGGAGGTAAAAGATGCCTAAATTTAGGAACAACAGATATGGAGTAAGTATGAACCTGCAGCTTTTTGCTGAGGGAGGAGACACCGGGGCAGATGCCGGGGATGGTGACGACCAGGACGATACCGAAGGTGGTGCGGACGAAGGCGGGGAAGACGAACCAAAATACACACAGGCAGACATTGACAAGGCAGTGGCCAGAACCATTGCAAAGGAAAGGGCAAAGGCTGAGAGGGCTGCTAAGCGGAAGACAGAAAAAGAAAATTCTGGTGGTTCGGACGGGAAGGAAACCAATGAAGAGCTGGAAGAAGCAAGAAATAAGGCATCCAAAGCAGAGACAAAGGTTGCCTGCTATGAAGCTGGGGTAGCGAAAGATGCGGTGGATGATGTGGCAGCCCTGGCACATTCTTATATGCAGGCAGATGATTCCCTTGACCTGGAAGATGCCATTGAAAAAGTGGTAAAGAAATATCCTCACTTCAAAGGAAAACCGGAAAAAGAAGAGGAGGAAGAGGAAAACAAAGCATGGGGAGAACGGCAGCGCAGGGGAGGCAGCAAAATCTCAGGCGTGGAAGCTGCCTTCTTAAAGAAAAACCCAGGACTTAAAATCTAGGAGGAAAGCAGAGTATGAAATTTAAATTCTTTTTATTACAGTTATTTGCACATGAGCACCAGGAAAGATGGTCTAAACTGGTGCTTGCAAAGTTAAGAAACGAACTGGTACTGAAGGATGGCGTGGTATTTAACAATGACTACGAAGGTTCTCCGGCAGCAGGAATTGTAAAAATCCCAGTTCGTGATGAAGAGGTAGTAGTAAGTGACTACGATAAGGCAAACGGTATCCAGGGAACGCATGGTTCCACAAAATATGAGAACATGCCTATCACAAAAGATAAAGCAATCAACGAAATCATTGACGGGTATGATTCCAAAGCGGTACCGGATAACCTGGTTGCAGATCGTCTGGACTCTGCCTCTTACATGATGGCAAAACAGATTGATACAGATGGCGGCACAACACTTCTGGCAGCAGCTACCGTAGACAATGAAACGGAACTTACAAAGGACAACATCTACGGGAAAATCGTAGATATCCGAACCAGAATGAATAAAGCCAATATTCCAAATGATGGAAAGCGTTATATCTTGGCTGTACCGGATGCCATGGCATTGATTTTAAAATCCCCGGAATTTATTTCCGCATCTTCCCTTGGGGATGAAGTGAAAGTAACTGGTGCGGTAGGTAAGATTGCCGGATTCCTGGTAATTGAATGGAATGATACCACTGCCAACTTAATGATGTTAGCAGGACATCCAAGATTTGCCACACGTGCCATGGACTTTTCCGTTCCAATCCACCTGCAGGATTTATCCGGATCCGGAAAATATATTGGTGCTTCTGCAGTACAGGGGCGTAAAGTGTATGACCATAAGGTTCTCCGAAGTGTTGCAATCCGTGCAATTTACTCTCCTGGTTCTCTGGTGCTTTCTGCAGCAGCTGGGGCAGCGGCAGGAACTACCAAAGTAACAGTAAATGCTGGAAATTCCGGTACTACTTACACTTACAAGAAGAACCCTGCAACAAGAGCCATCTACGATATGACCACAGCGAAATATGCAGGTACAGCGCTTACCAGCGGAACCACAGAGATTGCAGTAACAGAAGGGGATATTATTGAGGTAGTAAACCTTGTGGCTGGAAAAGTGGCAAATGTAGGTTACTTAACCGTAAAAGCAGGACAGATTAAAACATCCTAAGGAGTAGAATATGGCATATGTAACACAGGATTACTACTTAAAAGATTTTCATGGGGAAGCAGTCCAGGAGGCTGACTTTCCCTCCCTTGAGGAACGTGCAGCAGAAATCATAGAAGAACTGTGCATGTACCGTATAAAGGAAAGCAATATGGAAAGTTACAGCCCAGATATCCAGGAACGTATCAAAAAGGGCATATGTGCCCAGATAGAGTACCTGGATGCCAATGGAGGCAGTGAGATGGACAATGGGGTAGATATTCAGAGTGCAGGCCTTGGAAAGTTTAACTATACCAAGGTGTCTGGAACAGCTGGAAATCAGGGACAATCCATCTATTCCCCCAGGGCAAGGCGGATTCTTGCCCCTACAGGACTTTTATACAGAGGAGGCGGATGTTTATGAGGGCAATTCCAAAAGCTCTTCTAATCCATACGATAACGCTGCACAAGAAAGAAAATGAAGACAGATGGGGAAATGGAAATCTGGATACAGGAATTACCATACAATATGTACGTATGGAACCGTCAAGCAAAATCATCAGGGACAAAAATAATGCAGAAATACAGCTTTCCGCCACGTTGTTTTATGACTGTAGAAATAGTTTACCTAGAGATATAAAGTTTGTGAAAGATGATATTGTTTCGTTTAATGGAGAAAAGTACAGGATAGAAACAATAGAGTCTTTATATGACAGGGAACGCTTACATCATTATGAAATGGGGTTGGTAAAGGGTGGCTAATATAAAGGCGAAGGTTACATTTGACAAAGCTGCAGCATTGGCCAGATTACATGCGGCCAGCGATAAAGCATTAACCATCATGGGGCAGCAGGCATTAGGAGATATCACACAACATGTACCGGTAGACCAAGGAGGTTTACAGAATAGTGGTATTTCGAGTAGTGATAACGTAGCGGAAAACGGAGAATATGTTTTGCGTTGGGATGAACCTTATGCACAATATCTTTTCCATGGAGAAGTTATGTACGGAAATCCAACAAACCGTACCTATGGTCCTAAAAAGATATCCTTCACAAGTGCCATGGCCAAAATGGAATGGACAAAATATGCAGAACAGGTATATGGAGAAGACTGGCAGGCAGTATATCAGGCAGCCTTTAGGGAGGAATTGAGATAATGTTAAAAGAATTTATGAACACCCTTGTGGAGACTGCAGAACAGCATTGCAGCCTTAGCGGCTCAATATCTTTAAAAGAACTTCCGGCAGAGGGTGGTCTATATGCAGAGCCAGGGCAAGGGTTTGAAGTGGCCAAGTATTATGATAAAACAGGAATCCATACTCTTCCAGTGTTGTTTCTTTGTAGAAATAAAGACCAGATAAAGTGTATAGACCAGTTGGAGAGCATCTGTAATTATTTTACCCGTTTGAAGGAATACCCAAAAGGAGAACAATTTGCCTGGCTGAATACCGAGGTGGCAAAAGGGGTAAGTAGGGTAGGACGGGATGCGGATGGAGTGTATCACTATTCTTGTATTTTGAACTGTAAACTATATTTTTAAGAAAGGAACATTGCAATGAAAAAGTGGGATTTACAGCAGTTTGCTGAAGTATTACCTAAAAATACAATTACACCAGAACTGAACTATGAAACAGAAGCATTTATTAATACCAGTCCAGAAGCTGGCGCAGCCACATGGGAAAGCCTCGCTGCCTTGACTAAGAATATGGCGGAATCTTTAAATGAAGTCCTTTATCAGACTGCTTATTATGCAGATAAGGGATGGGGAAGTACAGAAGTTACAGGGGCACAGCTTACGCTTACCTTAACAGGAGATTGCAAGCCTACAGACAAGGCATATGAATATATTACCAGTGAAAAGGTAATGTATGGATTTGGGGAAGCAAGAAAAACCCATATGAAATTGACAAAAGGTGATAAATATGTGATCTGGCCTATCACATTGGCAAATATCACAAAAGGAAGAGGAGATTCTTCTGCCACAAATGCCTTGACAGTAACGATCCACGGAAACGGAAAACCGGTTCTTGGTACCGTGGAAGAGCCTTGATTTTGGAGGTGACAAATTATGGCTTATCAAGCGAAAAAGAGAAAAACATTTGCAGAAGATTTGGAGTTAGTAGACGAACATGGAAGTGTAGTACATACACTCCATGTTAGCCTGGATGCGGACGATATGGTAGCAAAGCTCAACAGGAAATATGCAGAACTGACTAAGAGCTTGGCGGAAGTATCCGAAATCCAAAGGAATGTAGAAAACAATGAAAAGATGAATGAAGCGTTTGAAAAACTGGGAAGTGCAGTGACAAATCTTTTTGAGGCTGTCTTCGGAAAGGAAGATACAGAGCTTATCATATCGTTTTATGAGGGAAGATACATTGAAATGACAAAGGAGATTACTCCTTTTATTACTCAGTGCGTGATTCCCAGGTGCATTGAGATTAAAAAGGAAAACCAGAAGAGTATTTTAAACTCTTATAACAGAAAGCAGAGAATGGCACTTTTCAGAAGGTGAGTAAATGGGATTCCTAACAGAAGCAATTGAGGAGAAGGTCGTTTACCAAAAAAGAAAATACTGGGTTAATGCATCTTTTGACACAGTCTTGCAGATACAGAGCCTGTTCAGGGAAGAGGAACTTCCAGAGAGTTTAAAGCTGCAGCAGGCTCTTAAAATGCTTCTGGTACATGATAGAACTTTTATGAGACTGCCTACAGAGAGTAAAAAAGAACTTCTCCATTTAATTTTTGAATGCTGCATTAATACACAGAAAAGACCAGAAACAAGAACAAAAGAGCAGAAAACCTTTGATTTTGAGTATGATGGAGAGTATATTTATGCTTCCTTTATGTTGGACTATGGGATTGACTTGGTAGATATGCAGGGGAAGCTACATTGGAAAAAGTTCATTTCTTTGTTCCAGGGACTGTCTGAGCGGACTAAAATAAGAGAGGTTATGCGGATACGCACCATGGATATTCCAAAGTTTACAGGAAAAAACAGTAAACAGATACAGGAAATCCAGGAACTGAAATCTTATTATGCTCTTCCTGTGAAGGGAGGGGGAGGACAACAGGGGTTAGATGCTCTGTTTTCAACGCTGGAAAGAATGGCGGTGAAAAATGGATAGAACAGACACAAAAACTATGAAAAAGGCAGTGTGCCCGTATTGTGGCACACCAATCAATGCTTTTTATCGTAAAGACGCCAAGTGTGAGGGCGTCTTTTTTCGGTGCAAAAATAAGAAAAACTGTGGGAAACAATTTGAATTAAGAATTTAAAAGACGCTGTGCCTTTGTGCCTGTCTTACTAAATAAAGGCAGGTGATATAGCATGGCAAAGAAAGATAGCGAGATTACCTACGTCATAAGTGCAGACGATAGTAATTTAGAAACGGATCTGGATAAAGCAGAAGAAAAGGTAAAGAAATCTACAAAGAAAGTGGAACAGGCAGCAGAACAGTCGGGAAAGAAAGTAGAACAAGAGACAAAAAGAAGCGTATCTAAGACAACCAGAACCCACGAACAGGGAAATGAGGATATAGAAAAATCTCATAAAAAATCCGGTGAAGAGAGAAAAAAGACGGAACGGGACATTGGAGAAGCCATGTCTCAGATTGCAGAATCTGCCTGTGGAGAGATTGGAGTTTCTTTTGAAAAAATAGTTTCCATTGCAAAAAGCCCTGTGGCAGCAGGAGCAGCTGGGGCAGCGGCTATAGCTGGTGTTGGTGTGGCTGCTGTCAATACTGCTGTGGACATAGACTCTGCTATGAATCAGCTACAGGCAAGCACAGGTCTTGCGGCGGAAGAAACCGAGAATTATCGGCAGGTAATGGAAGGGGTTTATAAAAACAATTACGGTGAAAGTTTTGGAGAGATTGCAGATGTAATTGGAAAAATACGGCAGCAGGTAGGCGGGGTTGTAGATTCATGGGAACCAGAGGCACTACAAGGAATGGTAGAATCTGCTTTTGCTTTACAGGATATTTCAGGAGGAGCACTAGACGTTGAAAATTCTGTAAGGGCTGCAAGTACAATGATGGAGCAGTTTGGCATTGGCGGAGACGAAGCCTTAAGCATGATTGCAGCTGGATATCAAAATGGGCTGGACTACTCAGGAGAACTTCTGGACAGCATATCAGAATATTCCGTTCAATTTGAAAAAGTAGGTTTAGGTGCAGATGATATGTTTGCCATCTTTGAAAAAGGTGCAAAATCAGGTGCATTTAATCTGGACAAAGTCGGTGATGCTGTAAAAGAAATGGCCATTCGTGTTGTGGATGGTTCCGATACTACGAAGCAAGGATTTGAATTAATCGGTCTTAATGCAGATGAAATGGCTGCAAAATTTGCGGCTGGAGGAGACTCTGCAAAAGAAGCCTTTAAGCAAACAATTTCTGCACTTGCAGGATTAGAAGACCCATTGGCTCAAAACACTGCAGGGGTAGATTTGTTTGGAACTATGTGGGAAGACCTAGGACCGGAGGCAGTAACTGCCCTTGCAGATATAGAGGATGGAGCGTATGACACTGCAAATGCAATGGAAGGCATCAAAGACGTAAAGTATGATGATCTCGGTTCCCAATTGGAAACACTGAAACGCAATGTAGAGATGCTTCTGGTGCCGCTAGGGGAATCTTTAATTCCTATTTTAAGTGATATGATGGAGGAAATCCTGCCACCACTTATGGAAATTTTAGAACCTCTTTTAGGGCTTATAGAAGCCTTGTTGGAGCCATTGTTGGCTATGGCAGGGGAAATCTTAGAGCCACTGGTAGAAATTCTTTCAGAATTATTAGAACCTCTGATACAGATAATTGAAGAATGTCTGACGCCGCTGTTTGATTTAATAGAACAGTTGCTAGAACCGTTATTGGAACTGATTGATACCTGTGTACGTCCGTTGTTGGAACTGGTGATGGAACTCATTGAACCGTTACTGCAGGTAATAACAGAATGTCTGGAACCCTTGATAGAAGTTTTTACAGAACTTTTCGACCCTATTTTTAACTTGATAGAAAGTGCGCTGAAACCGCTGCTGGAACTGTTAGAACCATTGGTAGAGTTTATTTCTACAGTATTGACACCTATTTTGGAGATTTTAATGCAGGTGTTCCAGGCTGTTTTTGAAACAATAGCAAATTATGTTCTGGAAAAAGTCGAAATTGTGCAAGGCGTACTAGACAATTTTGTAGGATTTATCAAAAATGTCTTTACTGGAAATTGGAAAGGTGCATGGGAAAATGTAAAAAACATTTTTACAGGAATCATGGACCTTTTGCCTGGATATGTCCAGGGAATCATAGGAAACATAGGCGGAATATTAGATAGTCTGATAGATTTCATTAAAAATGTTTTCTCAGGAAACTGGTCTGGCGCATGGCAAAATATTCTTGATATTTTAAAAGGAATCTGGGATGGCATAGTTGGTGTTTTTAAAGCACCGCTAAACGCCATTGTAGACGCATGGAATAGACTGGTGAGTAGTATTGGAAGTATAGAAGTTCCAGATTGGGTTCCAGGAATAGGCGGTGGAACCTTTTCGCTGCCGAAACTTCCAAGATTAAAAATTGGTATGGATTATGTACCAAGTGATTTTTATCCGGCTTTTCTGGATGAAGGAGAGGCTGTTTTGACAAAGGAGGAAAACCGTCTTTATAGAGATTTAGGGGGACTGCAAGGTATGTATAATCTGACGGGAATAAAAGATATACCACAGGAGCCTACATCCTTTCCAGATTTTGACTATAAACGGATGGGGGAAGAAACTGCAAAGTCTCTGGAAGGTATGGGAATATACCTAAATGAAGAAAAAGTAGGGGAAGTCATTACCCCGTCTGTCAACAATAACATGGGTATCATAGAGAGGAGGCGGCGTTAATGGGGCAAAGATAAACGGGAAACATATTGAGAAAGACTACGGATGCAGGCTGTTTGAAATTGAAATTGGAATCCCGGAAACCATCTCGAAAAGAGAACAGCTTCCTGGCAGCAACCAATACATAAATACAGGAAATCAAGGTATTTATGAGCAGCGCCCTATCCGTCTGGCCGGAGATTGTACCGGTGATTATGAGCAGTGGCTCAAACAGATTTCGGAGATTGCAGATGATATCAACGGAAAAGAAGTAACCCTGGAGCTGGATGCAGAACCGGGGTTTTATTATTACGGGATTGCTTCGGTATCTACAAAGAAGGAAAACGGCGTGATATCCACCTTTGAAATGAACATCCAGGCCGACCCATTTAAATATCAAAATTACCAGGCAGTCACGATTAGCCAGGCGACTAGTACAAAGATGGTTGTTCAGGGGGATTTTGAAACACCCTGTATCATAGAACTCACCCCCATAAACGATACCATATCCTTCACTATCAAGGGAGCAGCAAGAAATCCTGTTACCGGACAACCGGAGGATATTACCATTAAGAATCTAAAGCAAGGGAAAAAGGTCATCATAGACGGGGAAGCCTGCACCGTGCTGCAGGGCGTAACGAATAAGTTTGCAGATGCAGACATGTGGGAATTTCCTTCCCTGTTGCCAGGGAATAACACCCTTACCTTTTCCGGCGCTTTATGTGAAGTCACTATAAAATATAAACCACGTTATTTTTAAGGAGGAAAACAGTATGTTAAAAGGCAGTAAAAGTGTATCTTTAAGTTTTCAAAGCATGGTAGGGGACCAGGTAGCCATCTACATGAGTGCCCAGATTCTGGAAAACGGAAAAAGCAACTCGAACATGACCATTCAGGACCTGGAACTCTACGAAGCAAATAAGACAGAGTGCAGAAAAGATATGAATGAATTTAATAACATGCTCTGGGAGCTGGAAGACCAGAATGCGAAGGCAGAGGAACCAGGAACGGAGGAAATGGTATGAGAGTGAGCAATTTACAGATTTTGACCTTATCCAAAGCCATGCCGGACATCCGGAAGAAGATGCTGCCTATTAAATTGGGCTTTGCCATCAACAAGAATATCCAGGCAGTCAAAGGCATCTCGGAAGCCTACAACGAGGAGCAGGGAAAAATCCTGGATAAATACTGTAATAAGGACGAACAGGGGAATTACCTTGCAAAAGAGGACCGGTATGATATCACAGACTGGGACGGCTACAACAAGGAAATGAAAGAGCTTTTAAAAATCGAAAATGAGGTAGCTGTCCACACCATTCCATTGGAAGAAGTGGAAAAGTGCGGTACCGGAAAATTTGACACCTTAACACCAGAAGAGTTGGAACTTCTGGAATTTATGATTGAGGAATAAGCGAAAGGAGGGGCTTACATGCTTCGTATCCTGGACAAGAACAAAGCCCCTGTAAAAGGCTTACGGGTATATAAAGATTTGTGCATAGAGAGGGTCTTGGAACTGGATGATAAGACACTCTCTTTTTCTGTCCCATACCGCAACATCAGGGACAGCCTGGAGTTGGAAGGCTACATAGAGACCAAAACAGACCGGTTTGTGGTAAGGGAAATGAAAAAGTCCACAGACGGTTATGTAAATGTAGTGGCACAGCTGGATATGGAGGACCTGGAAGGGAAAGCCTTCCGGGTTTTTAAAACCACAGAGCAGACCATCCAGGCAGCCTTGCAGCTTGCCTTTGCCGGAACGGGATGGACGATAAAAGAAAGCTGCATCACAAAAAAGCGTACTCTGTCCATGTCCAACGTGTCTGCTATGGAGATTCTAAAGCAGGCATTAAAAACCTATCGGGCAGAGATTACCGTAGATTCTAAAGCACGTACAATCTCCATTTTTGAGTCGGTTGGACAGGACAAAGGAGCCTATTTTGCCAGCAAATTAAATTTAAAGAAGCTGACCGTGCAAAGCACCAGTTACGATTTCTACACAGAAATAGAACCTTACGGCAAAGACGGCCTCACAATCGAATCCGTAAACGGCGGTAAGAATTATGTGAGCAATTACCAGTACAGCAGCAAGAGCAAACGCCTGATCTGGAAGGATGAACGTTACACGGTACCGGAATCTTTAAAAGCAGATGCACAGGCAAAGCTCTTGGACATGAGCAAACCTTACAGCTCCTACAGCGCCGATATCATAGACCTGGCGAAACAGTCTGAGAAATACTCTATCTTAGAATACGGAATTGGGGACACCGTAACCATCCTGGATGGTATTACAGAGACCAGGGAGAAGCAGCGGATTGTTGGCATCAAAGAATATCCGGAGGAACCAAGCCGGAACACCTGCACCCTGGCAAATAAAGTCCTGACCTTTGATGAGCTGGCGCAAAAGTATGAGGATGCAGCCAATACGGTAGATAACATTACAAACGATAACGGGCAGATAGACGGGGACACCATAGACGGCATCCACAGCAGGCAGATTGTAGACCTGGAAAATGCCATTGTCCAGTCTGCAACGATTATAGACCTGACAACAAAATACTTGCAGGTAACCGGCAAATTAACCGCTGTAGAAGGTGAGTTCGGAAAGCTGACTGCCAATGTGGCCGAGTTTGAGCAGGCTACAATTCAGAAACTGGATGCCTTTGAAGCCACTATCCAGGACTTGAAGGTAACGGATTTAAGTGCCATGAATGCCAAAATCCAGGTGCTGGAAGCTACCAGTGCAAATATTAAGTCTCTGTTGTCTGGCAATGCAGGAATCGGGGACTTGCAGAACATCCACCTGACCTCTGCCAATGCGGTGATTGACAGCGCATTGATAAGAAATGCGGTTATGCAGACCGTAACCATTGGGGATTTGCTTGCCGGAACCATTAGTACAAATAAGTTCCGCATCCAGTCGGATGATGGCGGTATTTCCATTTCAGGGGCAACCCAGCAGTGGAGAGATGCCAAAGGCACAGTAAGGATGCAGGCCGGAAGAGATGCAAAAGGAGACTTTACCTTTTCCCTCTTTGACGCAACGGGCAAAGGCGTTTTGATAGATGCCACCGGAATTAAACCAGGAGCCATTGCAGATGGATTGATTGTTAATGACATGGTAGCCGACAACGCTGCCATTTCAGGGGACAAGCTGGATATTACCAGTGTGATTCAATCCATTAACGGAAGCAAGGAGACTATCAACAGCAGCCGTATCTGGTTCGATTCTAAAAGCCAGAATCTGAATCAAATATACAGCCAGATGTCCAATGACATTATCGTAGCCGGAAACGCTGCTGATGCCGCCCAGGATGCCGCGCAAAAAGCTCTGGACGCCATAGACGGGATAGATACCTTAGATGCCATTAGTGCAGTCCTAGACAACGAAGCTCATGTGGTGCACACCAATCCAGATGGTTCCGGTGGGGATTATTCTGGTGCTGTGACAAAAATAACGGTGTATTCTGGGGATGCAGACGTTTCCGGTCAGGCAACCTATGAGGTCTATAAGTCTGCTGGAATAACAGGGACATGGGATGCTAAGACACGCACCTACAGAGTAACCGGCATGACTACAGATAACGGATATGTAGATTTAGATGCTCTGTATGGCACAGGCGGAAAATACGCTGTTACCAGGACGGGTGCAAAGTTAAAAACAAGAACAGGGAAATACCTGGTGGTCCGTACCGGCGGTTCCCATATCCGAAAGAGATTTTCTGTAAGCAAAGCCAAGGATGGAAAGATAGGGGTATCTTATACCTTGCAGTGCAGCACTTTAGTTCTTCGGAAACAGCAAAATGGCACCTTACAGCCAGCATCCGTAACCTTTAGCGCCAAATACAATGACGGAACTTTCTTAACCGCCTACTCCGGCAGATACAAGATTGAGGAGAGTGTAGACGGAACCACTTATGTACAGAAATATCTCTCTGCAAAAGATGAAGCACAGAAAACCTATACCCCTTCCAGTTCGGGGCTGAAATCCATCCGCTGTACCCTCTACGCATCCGGCGGAGGTGGGGAACTGGACAGCCAGTCGGTGATTGTTCTGACAGATGCGGAAGGTCTAGCCGAGGATATCCAGGAAGTCCGTGAGGGGATGCAGGTGATTAAATCGGATGTGACAAATATCCAGACCGGCATGGAAGGTATCCGTGCGAACATCTCCAGCATGAATACAGAAATCACAGGACTTACCGACAACACCTTACTGTACAATATCCAGTACAATGATAATGAAAATAACACCGTAACTCTAACCGCAAAGGTCTACAAAGACGGAAAAGACGTAATAAAGACCTTCCCAAGCCGGTGGTTCACCTGGTACGCAAAGAGTGAATCTGGGAACAAATATATCGGATATGGGTACGGGATAACGGTAAACAAGAACAACGTAGGCTTTGGAAGCACCTACATAGGGCGCTTTACTACCTACGAGACACGCCGCCTTACCACACGGAAAGGGGCATACTTAACCACCAGGACAAAGAAGTATCTCACAACCTGGGTGGAAAATTGAAAGGAGAAATGATATGGCAGACCAGATGATTAACGGATTACCAGTAAAGACAGCACCACAGGCAGGGGACAAGCTCTTAGTGATAGGGGCAGCGGAAGAACAATTGATTGATTATGATAAGCTGGCAGATGCTATCCTGAATAAACTGACAAGTAAATCATTTACTTTAGATCAGGGAACTATGACATTACTTGCTGCACTGAATGCACTAAATAGTAAAATAGAAAGAAGCGGTGGCGTATATGTTGATTTGGGCAGTTGCCTAAAAACAATTGGTTTAGAAATAAAAGAATATACCTGTGAAACATTATTAAAGGCAATGCCACGTAACACCTATCTTCGCTTTACATACAACAAAGAAAGAGATTTGAAGCATATTAGTAATTTACCTATCGAATACGGTCTTGTAAG